GGCAGATTGCGGTTTGAATCCGCGTACTGTCATAGGTTCACTGCTGCAAGGGGTCCACTGTAACGGGATTTGAAATGCCCGTATGGATGTGGATAAATCTGCCTCACAGGCTGACTTAGCGTACGGCCGTAGCGAAAGCTGCGGGTATACTATGACCTTACCTGTAATGCGGAGCGGGGATCAGCATTGCTGCCCGCCCTTGCACCAGTCCCCCCTTCCCTCTAGGAGGGGGTATTTGTTTCCGCGGTTTATGTCTGCGGGGACAGAGCTCACCCTGATTGCTTCCGCTTCCGCGGGGCCTCAGGAGCTCATGCTAGAAATACGTTCCTAGCAGCTTACGGCAGTAAATCCTGCTGTGAGTCCACTTAGTTCAACAAAGAGTAAACCCAGTGGCCACCGAACCGAATCGTAAGAACTTCAACGTTAGCGTCCCCGGAACAGGAGTAAGATCGCTACCGTCGTCCCCCAATGGGACGTCGATAAACATCAATCCTGTGATGGTCGCGCAACGTACTGGAAGTCCGTACGATCGGAGAAAGCCGGTCACCCGTTGGGTTCCCCCGACGGACTACTCACTGAACTACTTGAACTGGAGGCGTGCAAACGGTTCCTTGGAGCGCTATCTTAGTCCTTCGAATTGGGTGCGTTGGAGCGGCTGGATAACCAGCGACGTCTCCAGCCCCCCTACTCATCGGACCGAGGAGTGTCTCCGTTATGGAATACCGCAAGCCGACTTCGAACCGACGCTCGCGAATAGGGCTCTCATCAAGGCCAGAAATAAACTCAAGGGTGGAGATATCCACCTCGGAGTGGCTTTCGGTGAGAGACGCGAGACTGCTCGGTTTGTGGGCAATAATCTTGAGCGCATGGCAAATATCGTTACTCGTTCAGGGTCTCTACGTGCTTGGAAAGCCGCTGCAAGGCGACTGTACAAGCATCCAGAGCTCATCGCGAGGTACGTTACCGACCAATGGCTCGAGTTACAATATGCCCTAAAGCCTGTAATGTCGGACATCCACGGCGCCGTCACGGTGCTGGACGAACGTCCGGAAGACGACTGGGTTGTCGCAGTCAAGGCAAGCGAACGAGCTGAATGGAAAGTGGATGGTCCTCAGGGAACCGGTACGAACTACCGGCGCTCTCAGGCCAAAGTATTCCATGGATCATTCGTTCGTATCGACGCTGTAATAGACAATGCGGCCTTACAGACCGCTGCGTCGCTTGGATTGACCAACCCGTTAGACCTCGCATGGGAGTTGACCCGACTTTCTTTTGTCGTGGATTGGGCGTATCCTCTGGGGAGTTATTTCTCCTCGTTGGACGCCACCCTCGGCTGGAAAATCAAAGGCTTCTCCCAGTCCAATCTTATTAGAGAGGACTGGAGGTGGAACGGCTTGAACACTACGTTCAGCGGCGGGAGTACGCAGACCAATTGGTCTGCTCACTACAAACGCGTAGTTCTGAATCGCAGTGCTGGAACGACGGTTCCCTTTCCGATGCTCCCTAGCATCAAGGACCCGTTCAGTCAGTCTCACGTCATGTCAGGCTTAAGCCTCCTCCATAAGGCGGTTGTAGCTTGGCAGGGTAGGTGAGTTTTACTACCTACTTTCCCATTAATGCTTCATTACCACGAGGAAACAGGCAAATGCCTGCTATCGCGCAACTGGTCATCAATGATGGCCAAGCAACTCCCGCAGCCCATACCTTCGCTGTGGTCGGTACGACCGGAACGAAGGCTATTTGGGCGGACAAGGCCAGTGGTATTCCCACCGGCTACCTCAAAATCACCAACGAGGTGCGAGAGGCAAAGTCCACTAACGGCGCACACAGCGTCATCTTCGGGTTCGAATTCCCGACGCTGGCTACTGTGAACGGTGTTAGTACGCGGGTCCGTGTCAGTTCGGCGCAGGTGCGTCTGAACTTCGCCCAGGACTCGACGGATCAGGAACGTAAAGACGCCGTTGCATACGTCGCCAATACGTTGGGCAACGCTACCGTTAAGGCTGCGACCTACAACATCGAACCTCATTATTAAGGTCTAACGACCTAGAGGAACGACTAGTATGAAGCACCGTAATGGTGTTGCCCAATCCATCCTGGATGCCCCTATGGGGCTCACAGCTATGAGGATCTTCCTATGGCTAATCTCCGTCGCCGCACTCTACGGAGTGCTCACGTTGCTTGTGCTCCGCCCCTCGCTCGTATCCACGAGCGAATCTTCAAGGCCCTCGGAATCCGCGAAAGCGGAGAACCGGGAAAGCCTGGAGGGGGCTGTGTGCTCCTTTCCGACACTGGAGAACTACAGTCCTTCGGACTGAAGTATCTTGCGTCGGAGTGGCTGTCGAAGTTGGATGACGGAAAATCGTCACCTTCTAAGGCAATCACCACTTGGGAGCGTTTCAGCCTTGCGGAAGCATCCTGCTTCGAAGTAAACCAGCGTCTTAAGCGAGAATGGGCTTCGAGCCCATGGTCGTCAGAAATTTCTCTGGCAACCAAACTAGTCGCCAAGATACTGGGTAAATTCGATTGGGATGAAGCAGCGCGATGTTTTGGGTGGGGGCCAGGGGCCACCACTCGACTGACCCGACGCGAGTCGGATGCTGCGCACAAATATAGCGGTACGCCGCATGCAACGATCGGTAACGCGATCCTCGCGAACACCGTTTTACGGTGGTCTCCGTTATGGCAACGCGAGTTGCCGTTACTTTCGGAGGACGAGGGTGTCGGGTACGTGAAAATCGTACCCGGCAATCGCGTAGTGACTGTCCCGAAGAACTATAAGACAGACCGGACGATCGCCATCGAACCCGACATGAACATTTATGTTCAGAAAGGGATCGGTGGAGTAATCCGGAATCGATTGGCGAGAGTGGGGCTGGATCTTAATGACCAGACCCGAAACCAGCGTTTGGCCCGTGTTGGGTCGTTCGCTGGCACTCTTGCCACGATCGATCTCAGCATGGCCAGTGACACAGTTTCTCGTGCACTGGTTGAGCTGATGCTGCCTACCGACTGGCTAGAGGCACTTGGGCAGTGCCGTAGTCCGTTCGGAGTTCTTCCTTCTGGTGAGAAAATATTTTACCAGAAGTTCAGCTCCATGGGAAACGGGTACACGTTCGAGCTTGAGACTGCGATTTTCTACAGTCTTGCGCTCGCCGTGTGTGCGACCATGGGCCTGGAGCTTACGCGTGTGTCAGTTTACGGAGATGACATTGTCGTCCCGTCTGCTGCCGCGGAGCGGTTAATGGGCCTCTTGAGGTACGTTGGGTTTACCCCTAACGCATCGAAAAGCTTTTATACCGGTCCGTTCAGGGAGTCGTGCGGTAAGCACTACTACCTTGGGCACGACGTAACACCGTTCTACGTGAAACGCACACCCAAGACGTTGATGGACCTGTTCAAGGTTCACAACCAAATCTTCCGTTATATTAACCGAATGAGGTGGTTAAACAATGAACAGGCTTCCAATCTCCATCAAGTGTGTGCCTGGCTGCGGGGTTTTGCACCTGCCGCCTATCGTAGACCTTCTCTCATCGACGGACTTGGTGATGGAGGCTTCATCGGATATTTTGATGAAGTATCTCCGCCTACCTGCCGTAGAGGTTGGGACGGTTATCGATTCACATCGATTACTGCCCTCCCTATTCCTAGCCCTTTTGACGGGCACGGAATCCTCGTTAAATCCCTTGGACGTATGGCCTTCAATAAGGTCAAAGTCCGGGAGGGGTACGAGGCAAGTCCGTTTCTCCTTATGGAGGAACCGGAAATGAGTGAAGTGCTTCCTGTAAGGAAGCAACGGTATGTACGAGGGAGCATTTATGCATCGCGCTCCTTTGTACATAGACAGTCCGACCTGCTGTTTCGCGATGGGAGTTGATATCCCCACGCGACAGCATTTTGGCCCTTCCATA